GTTAATATAAGTTTAATTATATTTATTTAAATATACAAATAAATATATTTAAATTTATGTTTACTTTAATTAATGTTTTAAATCAAATATATTTACTTAAACATAAATTTAATATATTTATTTGAACATTAAATAAATGATTTACTTAGGTTATTTGTTTTCACTGTGTAAGCAGCAGATTTTACACGAAGGTACATTAGATGAACGACATTATAGATCCTAATATGGATCAAAAACAGCCTGTAAGATCAAGTAGAGGTCGTAAGAAGGGACAGCCTGCATATTTCTATGGTGCAAAACGCAGTGTTGCTGTATTGAAAGAACTTAAGTTTGATCCCATCACGGAGTTGGTGGATAAATATCGCAAATTGGAAAAAGAGATCACCATCCATGAAGGCATGCGTGATGGTACTATGGTCTTTCTGACAGACACAGGCAAGGTCCGTAGGTATGATCCTGAGATTCATATGTCAGTGTATAACATGCTAATATCTGTCAGTGAAAAATTACTCAGATATGGTTATGGTAGAGTACCTGAATTAGCCGCTCCTCCCAAGCCTGTATTACCACCCATGTTGGTCAAGCTTACTAAAGACAATGCTGAATTTCAAATAAGTTCAGGTGGTACTCCTGATTATGATGAAGAAGGTACATTTGAGGATTTTGTGGATGATTGAATTACATCCAGGACAATCAGATGTATATTCTGATTTATTTATCAATGCCACACATAGAAATTTAGCAGTGTGTTGTTGTCGTGGTTGGGGTAAATCTTATATGGCCGCAACTGCAGCGATCACTGCTGTATTTGAATTATTTGAATTGAATGAACATGTACCAAATAAAAATGTGTACATCATCGCACCCACGTATGATCAAGTAACTGATATTTACTACCCATTGATTCACTATGACTTGGGTCTTGGAAATTATTGTGATAGATCTTCCAGAGATCTTGGCAGATGGTGGTTACCAAATAATGTAGAACTCAGACTACTATCTTATGAAGCAATCGAAAGAATGCGTGGTAAAGGTGCTTACTTTGTTGTATGGGATGAAATATCATCTTGCAAGAAAGGGCTTGATCCAAGAGAAGCATGGGAAGGTATCATTCAGCCATGTATAGTGACTCGGTGGTCTCCCAAGAAAGCAAGATTATATGGTTCCAAACATCCCGGTAGATTTCTTGGTATATCAACACCAAAGGGTTATAATTTCTTTTATGATTTGTGTAATTATTATGAAAAAGATTCTGTATGGGGTTTTTATCATTTTGATTATACAAGATCACCGCTCACTGAATTGGATGAAATCGAAAGAATCAGACATAGTATAGATCCAATCCAATTTGCATCTGAATATGAAGCTAAATTTAAAGAATCTGGTAATAATGTATTTTACATGTTTGATCGTAAACTACATGTGACAAAAGATCTGGAAAGCTTTAATAAAGATGAAGATGTGCACGTTAATATTGACTTTAACGTCGGTTTGCAATGCTCTTCTTTCTTTGCATTACGTGGAAAACAAATACATATATTGGACGAAATGCAAGGTCATCCTGATACGGAATCACTTGCCATTGCAATTAAAGCAAGGTATCCCGGCAAGAAAATACATGCTTACCCAGACCCTACTGGCAAATCAAGAAAGACATCAGCGCCTGTAGGTCAAACAGATTTCACCATTTTACAGAATGCAGGTATATTGGTGCATTCAAGAGACCATAGTCCAAAGATTGTGGATAGCGTCAGTGCCGTGAATGCAAAATTAAAGACGGCTGCTGGAGATATTGGATTATATATACATCCCAAATGTGATGGTGTAATTAAGTCTCTTGAACGTACACGTTGGTTGGATAATAATCAAGATTCAGCCACGATAGACAAATCAGAGGGTGTTGAACATTATTCTGATGGTATAAGATATGGTGTTGAATACTTATTTCCAATCAGAAGAGGTGGAAAAGTTGTACAAAGAGGTCATAACTTCTAAAGAGAGTTAAGATGGCAAGATCCAGAATTAATTCATCGGATAATGACATAGTCAGTGATTCTGGAAGTATTCTCTGGTCATTTATTCTAGGTGAGCAATTAGAATTTCCAATCGTTTTAAATTTCATGGATGACACAACTGAATCAGGTTGGGAATATGAAGCTGTTATTGTGGAAGGCTTAAATGTATCTGCTCAAGAAGAGCCACCTGTCACACATAAAATAGACGGTGTAAAAACTACATTAACCTGTCGCTTGCCTGACTACGTGGGTGAGTGGGATGAAGCAACAGCTTATAATCCTGAGGAAGTGGTTCTTTATGAAGATACATACTATAGATTTCTTGGAGAACCGGCAACTGTGGATGCCACAACTCCCGATGAGAATGATGATTGGGAAGAAACCACAATGAATCGAATGTATATTCAGATTCCAAGCACATTGGCAAGTACTTGGGCAGTGGCTCCTCTGGTTGATTCACCTGTCTATGGATTCTTTGAATTGCGTGTCACTGAACCTAATACATCAGTGTATAAAAAGACTTGGAAACCAGTGAGAGGAATGGTAGAAATATTATTTTCACCAACTAACATGGTGCCATAATGGCTAATGAAAAAGACATTAATATTACAATCGCTGACGTCAATGGTAATACAACGATAACAACCAATGAAGCATCTGTAGATATCGCTCAAACCAATGTTAATTATTCAACTAAGTTTTCCAAACCTGGACTATTTAAGAGGATAACTGATAGCTTTCAAGTGTCAGATTCCATTATTTTAAATAGCTCAGGAACAGTCACACAAGCAGATAATGCATCATTCAGTGATAGTATTTCATTACTTGCAGTATTCAATCGTGAATTTACTGAAAGCTTATTGTTAGGTGAAACATTCAGTATTTCGATCGGTAAACCTTTCTTTGAAAACTTTAATATATCTGATACTGTAAATCTTCATATTAAACCACAGTATGTTGAAACAGTTGGATTAACAGATGTGTTTAGTACTATTGTGGAATTCAACAGAATTCCTGTGGAAATCCTTAATGTTGCAGAAATTTTCAGTTATTCTCTAAGTAAGCCTTTTGATGAGTCATTTAATTTATCTGAAGTAATGAGCTTTAATCTCAGTATAGTCTTCAGTGATACTGTAAGCTTTACTGACGAATTTAGCACGAGTGCTGCAGGTGGATTTACTGAAACTATATCTGAAGTTTCTGACATCAATGATATTTTCAGTTTCAGTTTTGATAAAATATTGAGTGATTCTTTTAATCATTCTGATGAAGTTGCTTTGCATGTTAATAAGGTATTTTCTGACACGGTAACATTCGAAGATATCTTTAATGCACTTGCAGGTAATGATCTTGTATTTGCCACCGGTACTAATTTTGCTGATAATTTGGCATTTGATATTGATAAATATTTCTCAGAAAATTTAGCCATCACTGAAAACTTCAGTATTAATGTCGGTAAAGTTTTCAATGAAGCAATCAATACAACAGATCTACTTGCATGGTCTTTTGGTAAAGCATTGAGTGAATCTTTAAATGTGGAAGATACATTAAACTTCTCAATAAATAAAATATTGAATGAAACATTAAATACTACAGAAATCTTTTCCATTGATGTCTCATCCGTGAGATCCGATAGCGTTGATATATCAGATATTTTCTCAATCTTAATCCAAAAGATATTATCAGAAATTTTCACTTTAAGTGAATCAATGGCTTTTTATATGCAAAAGATTCTGTCTGATGCAGTGGATGTATCAGATAGTTTATCTCTTTCCATTGTCAAAATTCTTTCAGACACTTGTGACATTTCTGACAGTGTTCTATTTACGGTATCTAAAGTTTTATCAGACACTCTCACAACATCTGAGAGTGGCTTAATAAATATGCAGGATTATATGGACGCCAGTTATACGCGTGATGATTTCATTGGCACAAACTACACGTTTTGAGGTTAAAAAATGCACATTGATAATGTAAAGCTGAAAGGATCACTGGAATTAATTCTTCGTGATCAATTCGGGAATATCAAAGAGAAACGTCTTGAGAAAAACCTTGTTGTGACCGTGGGACTTGCATATATTGTCAGTCGCATGAAAGATGCGACAGCCACTGCAATGTCTCATATGGCTGTTGGTACAAACAATACAGCAGCGGCAGCCGGCAATACCACGCTCAATACTGAATCTGCACGTGTTGCTCTTGACAGTACCACGCTGGTTACCACAACTGTGACCAATGACTCAATTCAGTATGTTGCAACATTTGGTGCCGGTACGGGTACAGGCGCATTGGTTGAAGCAGGTATTTTGAATGCCGCATCCGCCGGTACTTTACTTTGCCGCACTGTATTCAGTGTCATTAACAAAGGTGCTCTGGACTCACTGACAGTGACCTGGAAGGTTGTTGCAGCTTAATAACAACAACCGGCAGGAGATACAATGAGTACAATTGTAACTCGAGCTGGTAAAGGAAGTCCTTTAACTAATACGGAACTGGATGCAAATTTTACCAATTTAAATAATGATAAAATAGCTTTTGTTGTAAATTCAACCACATCCGGTGCCACAATTACACCAGCTTCAACAGATACTCAATATAATGTAACGGCTCTTGCAGAGGCTGCAACAATTGCTGCTCCGAGTGGTTCTCCTGTTAATGGTCATACATTAATTCTAAGAATTAAGGATAATGGTACTGCCAGAGGGTTGACATGGAATGCCATTTGGAGAGCAGTTGGATTTACTTTACCTTCCACAACCGTGATAAGTAAAACTCTCTACATCGGTGCCAGATACAATTCTGCCGATTCCAAATGGGATGTATTGGCATCCGCACAGGAGGCTTAAATGGCAGATCCTTGGACACCGACATTAAGATCTGTTAAAGAAAGTCCTCTCACTCACAATGAGGTAGATGCAAACTTTAATGGATTAAATAATAAACTGGAAAGATCTGAAGATACAACCACTTCAACAAGCTCTTTAACTCCAAACTCTGCAAAACTAATGTGTTCCGTAACAGCATTGGCAGATTCAATGACCATTAATGCACCCAGTGGTTCACCGACAGATGGTTGGCCGATACTACTTAGAATTAAGGATAATGGTACTGCCAGAGGATTGACATGGAATGCCATTTGGAGATCTATAGGCTTTACTCTTCCAAGTACAACTGTATTAAGTAAAACATTGTATTTATTTGCAGTATACAATTCAGCAGATTCAAAATGGGATGTTATTGATTACGTTAAGGAGAGCTAATGGCTTCATTAACTGAGAATGAGCGCGTTAAGGTTTGGCGTGAAATAATGAGAGATCCAAGGCTCATTAGCTCTGGTACTTTACTGAAAGCAGATATCAGAGCAGCAGTAAATGGTTTGGATGATTTTCTTGAAAATAATTGGACATTGATAAACCAATCCATTCCACAACCAGCTCGTGGTGAATTGACACGACGACAAAAAGCAATGTTATTACTTCATGTAATAACTGAACGCTTTAATGTGGAGGTATAATGGCTACCGTTAAACATAGATTTCAAGCAGCGGATGCATTCTTCCCGGCGAGCAACTTTGCTCAATATAGTGCAGTGGCAGGCACAAATTTTCCAGTAGCTTCTTTGGCATTTGATGCAGCGACGGAAGAGGTTGTATACTTCCAAGTACCAACTATGGATTATGGTTCAGGAAACTTAACCATCAATTTAAAATGGTATGCTGATACAGCATCTTCTGGTGGTGTAACATTCGGTGTAAGTCTTGCCTGTATTACAGCAAACACTGATAGTACAGATATTGAAACCAAAGCATTTGGATCAGAGAATACTGCCAGCGATACACATTTAGGTACCACCGGACAAAGGCTTCATGAATTTAGTATAACACTTTCCAATTTGGATTCTATTGCAGCAAATGATTATGCCATCCTGAAACTGGCTCGAAAGGTATCTGATGGTGGTGACACAATGACTGGTGATTGCTTAATAGTGGAGGTCGGGGTTGAATACTCCGATACCTAATGTCAAGGTTCTTCAGTGGAAGTAATGATAGAGTTTATTGCGAGGATGTTGTAGGATTTCCCAGCAGTGATGCTCATTTAATTACTATGGCATGTTGGGTTAAACTTACAGATGATGTAAGTGCAGACATGAATGTTATGGGTTACTCACCGACAGATGGTGATTCTGAAGGATTTAATTTAGTTTTAAGAAGTACACCAAATCGTGCAGGACTTTTGTTACGTGATGGTGGTGGATCTTCACATGCTACATCAAGTGCAACATTGGTTACTGGTGTTTGGTATCATGCTTGTGTGGTAAATGCATCAATCACATCTCGATCTGCTTATGTAAATGGTGCAAATAAAATATCAAATACCTCTAATAAAACTGTGAATGGTGCAATTTCTCTATATTTCGGGACTTCTGGTGGAAATTCTCGTTATCTGAGTAATACTTATATTGCACAACCTGCGGTATGGGATACAGCTCTTTCTGATAATGAAATTTTGATGTTGGCTAAAGGATTATCTCCATTAAAAGTTAAACCAACATCCTTGTGTTTTTATGCACCATATTTTGGAAGAGATACTTCAGATATTGATATTATAAATGGTAATATTCTAACTATACTTAATAGTCCGGAATCATCAACTGATGAACCTCCTCTATCACACTTAAGAAAACGTAATTTCAGTTACAAAAAGACAGCTGCAGGTGAATCTTATACCAGCAGTAAATTTATGTTATTAGGAATCTGATATGATTAAAATCAAAAAAGATTTGGTTGAGGATATTTCATTGAAGATTGAAAATGAAACTATTAAACCAACAGACGATTTAATAATCCATGCTGCCTTTAAAGAAAAATGTGCAGCATTTTGGAATATTGTTCAGAGTGATAAGGGTGGTGATTTAATATATGCCACCAGTAGAATGGGTGATAAGTTTGAAGGAACCATTGCAGATTTCAATAGACTTCTAAGAGGTTGAAATGGCAATTATCAATGCTGCCCAAGCAGCTGTGAAGACTGTGGCAGATCCAAACGCTGCTTATGAATCGCTTGCAAAGATTTGGGAAAAGTGTAGAGCGATTTGCAATGGGGAGCGTTTTGCCAAAGACTACGATAATGGTATTGATTTAACTTTTCAGAATAATCTTTTAATCCCATTTTCACCTTCAATGACACCTGCTCAATACAATTTCTTTAAAGCAGAAGCAGAATTACCTGGAATTGTTGCACAATTTTCCAGAACTATTGTCAGTAGCTTATTGAGGAAATCACCAAGCTTTTCATTTAATGATCCAAATTTTCCCAAAGAAATTTATGATTGGATCATGAATGATTTTAGTAAGGATGGCTCTTCCTTAATTTCATTTTTGGATAATGCATTGTGGGAAGAAATTCAAACAAGTCGTGCATGGATACTTGTGGATTATCCTTATATTGCAGAAGAGTTATCAGATGAAGATAAATTAAGATATAAACCATATCCTGTTTTATATAAAGCTGAAAATGTTATAAACTGGACAATGGGTGAAAGTGAGAACGGCCAAACTATTCTTAAGAGACTCATCATCAGAGTTCGTGAAGAAGAATTTACGCAAAATAATGAATTTCATCCTGAAATTTTTGAGACAGTATATGTGCATGAGATTCATGAAGGATATTATCGTATTCGTAAGTTCAGGAAAGACGTTTTTGAATCCAATGTTCCCGTAATTGCCGGTCAAGAGCATGTGGATGTTCTATCTCAAAAGGGTTTATTATTTAAAGAAATTGAAACAAATGATAATATCTTATTTCATGGTGAAAGATTGACATTTATCCCTGCATGGCCTCTCAATGGTACAGTTGAAACTAAACTTCCAGTGTTATTACCTCTGATTGATAAAGAAGTAAGTTTATATAATAAGCTCAGTCGCAGAAACCATTTATTATATGGTGCATCAACATATACTCCGTATATTGTTGGTGATCTTTCCAGTGAAGATTTTGAATCTATAGTCTCCAGTGGATTGGGTTCATGGTTACATTTACCCAATGGTAGCGAAATCGGTGTATTGGAAACTCCGACAAGCGCCTTGGCAGATATGGATCGTGTGATTGTCACGACAATTGAAGAAATGGCAAAACTAGGTGTCAGAATGATGGCACCTGAGGTTATGCAACCTGGAATCGCATTGGAAATTCGAAACGCGGCACATGCGGCACAACTGGGATCATTAAATAGTAAAGTCAGTGCCACAATGAAGCAAGTAATTGCATTCATGATTGAATGGCGACTTGATCTCGAATTAAATTCTGATGATATTAAATTTTCATTATCATCTGATTTCAATCCAATGTATTCCGATGCAGGTTGGCTGAGATTGGTTACTGAATGGTATCAACAAGGTTTGGTTCCAAGGTCTATTTGGGTGGCAATATTGAAATCCAATGAAATGCTGCCATCTGATTATGATGATATCAAAGGTCGTGAAGAAATCACCATGGATGTCAATCTGAGTGCCGGTCTTGATACAAAAGATACAGACTATTTGTCAAGATTAAAAGAGGGTAAGGATGATTAAGAAAATAAATGTATTTTTATTAAATAAAAATTCTACAAGAAAAAAGAGGTAATTAATTTAAAATGGCCGTTAATGCAAATACTGCACTATACGATAAGGTATTAGATAGAGCGGCAATGATACGTTTATATGAAAGACGTATTAATGGAAAAGTTGAGTTAGTGCTTGATGGTCATGCCGTTCGTGTTGATAACCTTATTCGTGAAGCTGAAAAATCCACAAAGGGTTTCTTACGTCTAAGAGAAGCCATTGATCAAGATCTCCAACGAACGTTTATGGAAACCTATAATATATCCAAACGTTCGCTGGAAGATCTCGCTAAAGATCAATTGAACTTTACTTCAAACACTTTAGACAATGTGTTTGGAAAAATATGGAAAGTTGAAAAACCCAATGTAAATATCACTGAAGATATAGTTTTAAAACAACCTTTATATCAAAATAAAAATTTGGGTGACAGCTGGAATAGTGTTGCAAATGGCGAACGTAAACGACTTGAAGCAATTATTTTGAAAGGAATAGCAGACAATGATGATCTAGATACAATCGCCAATAATATTAGAAAACATAGCTCTATAAAAATATCACGATTTCAATCAAAAGCCTTAGTAGTTACTGCAGTAACTAGTGTAAAGAATCAAGTTGATCACAGTATTTACCAAACAAATAAAACTGCAATAGCAGGATGGCAATATATTGCTGTGCTTGATGCAAGAACAACACCACTTTGTGCACACAGAGATGGAACAGTCTATCCAGTAGATGATATTACGCATTTACCTCCAGCACATTATTATTGTAGATCTACTACAGTTCCAGTATTTAAATCATGGGATGATTTGAGTAAACTTGAGAATATAGCACAAGTTCGTAAAAGAAATCTTGCAAATCTCAATAAAAAACAAATTGCATATTACGATGGTCAAACACCACTTGCAGAATCTTATAATGATTGGCTGTGGAGACAACCGAAGGATATTCAATTAAAACATTTAGGTGATTATCAAAAATTAGATTTGTTCAATAAAGGCCAACTTCAGCTTAAACAATTTACAAATGATGAAGGAAATTCGATTGGTATTAATGAATTAAGACAATTATCAACAGCCTCTTATTTAATTCCTGGGGATACTGTAAAATTTTCAAATGCTAAACAGAAATTGGAAGCAATGAAATTATGGGCAGTAACACCTGACGATTTTATTAAAGATACTAAGCTGGCTAATACTTTAAAAGATTATTTTATTTTACAATCAAAAGAGTTGAATGGCACACTTTCTTTGACAAATTACCGTGGAACATTAATTGGTGTTAAGAAGGCTGTAAAAAATAGAGTATTAACTTCACCACCCAATGAAAAACAATTGTTATATAATCCAATTACACATAGGTATGATGATGCTCGTTTATATCAACCTAACCCTTCTGTGTTGGCAAATAATTATAGATTAGTTGATGAAAGCTCTTCATTATTACAACGAGATAAAGATTTTATTAAAACATTTGTAGATTCTTTAAATGAATATATGAGCATTAATGAACGTGCGGTTATTACTGATAACCTTCGTATCATTTTCAGTCGGCAACGTGAGAATAAGGAATTTTGGGGAAATTTTAAAGCTGTTTCTCAAGCACAAATAAAATTTGATGTGATGAATGTCTCTGATACAATTGAAACACAAATTCGTAAAAATTCAGATATTCTCAAAAAATTGACTCAAGAGAATTTTATTGATCCAGTATTGGGTCCTGTTCAGCTTGATGAATTACATGATTCTTTCATTGATAATATTATTGCAAGAAATAAATGGGAAGACAGAATAGCACCAAAGGTTGCACGAGAATTACGAAATGTATTTGATTATAAAATTCCACCCATAATTCGTACCAGATTATCCGAAAGTGATTTACAGCAATTTTATTTAAAATTTGCTCACAGGCTATCACTATCAGATATGCCAGATAGAGATGATGTTGCGGTTGCATTGGGTCGGGACCTTTATAATTTGGCCAATCTGAATGGTAATAGAAATAAATGGTATAAGTTAGGCATGTCTATATTGGATGCAAGAAATGTTAAAAAGTTTTTTGAAATTGAAACTTATGGTGTTCAAAAGCGTAGAATGAAGAGTCGCATGAGTGGTCAATATTTTGGTCCAAAGTACGATGTGGCTTCTTATAATTTAAGGCTTACAGATAAGCGTATTGTTGAATATTCCAAATTAAATCGTAAAATAGATATTGGACTTCGTATTCCATTTCATAATAAAACAAATAAATTGGTGATAAGAGAAGGTTATAAAACGTATTGGATAGATAGAGGTGTACTGGGCTATACTGATACTCGTATTCCCATAACATCCACGTCAAGTTTCAGTGATTTTCCAGAAGAATTCATTGATAAAGACTTTGTGGATGCATTAAATTGGGCATCTAATTCTAAGTTTAAAATTGATAAGGATTATCATGATTTTATCAATAAATTATTATATTTCGAAGATGATAAAGGCAAAGCAAAACATTATAATGAATTGAATGAATATCGTAAGTATATTGCGTCTCGTGGTGATTCTTATGAAAGGTTTAAAGCAATGGAATGGTTGAGAAAGAATGATTTGGAATTTTCAAATAATCAATTCATTGATCATCGTGCTCGAATTTATGAACGCGGATTTATTGGACCACAAGCAGGCGAAACATTCAGACCATTTCTGAATACAGCTGTTGAAAAGAATTTTAGTGAATTGGATTTTAGAAATTTCCAAGATCAAATTGGATCTTTTCTGGGTGGTTTGGATGATAAATTTGAAGGAAAATATAATTCATTATCATTTACGG